TTGATCGCGGCATCGAACGATCCAGGCTCGGACAGCCCGAAGAAAGACAACCAAGGCTCAACAATCCCATTTTCCACGCCTGCACGCTTTTCCAACGCCTTGGCGATGTCGGAATCCGGGTGCTCGCGTGCGTAGCCCCATGGGGACTCACCGTCATCGAGGTGGGCAGCTTTGACCGCCTTAGCGATTTCCTTGTCGGCTTCCTCCATGAGTTCGCGCTTCACGTCACCGCTAACCTGGTGAACGCCTGTGGCTTCTGAGTACATGGCAATCAGTTCGGCCATGAGGTCTTCAAGGTAGGGCGTCTTCCCGTTCCCCGCGCCTGCCAACTTCTCAAGCTGCTTGCCAAACTCGTCATAGGTGTAGATGACCGGCTGGTGATGGATGGCGTTGCGCACAAGTTCTTGGCTCGACTTGAACTTGCCATGCTCTGCGCGTGCCAAGCCTAGCGCTCGGTTGACATCATTGATGCATCGCTTGATCGCGCCCTTACCTGTCCGGCTGGCTGCAATCGCAAACGTGATGAGGTTCAGACTGGTGTTGCGCCCCTCGACCAAGTAGTGCAACCCCGCAGCATTGCTCACGATTTGCAGCGCCGCAGCGACTGCCAGGTTCTCCCGTGGCATCGCGCAACGCGCGTTGATCCAGTTGCACACCTCGCCGACTAGGCCGGGTGGGCGCAGTAGGTCGATGCCTCGTGGCGGCTTTGGCTCGACAATCCCCCAATCCGTCTCATCCGTAAACGTCACAGGCGCAGACCATCCGTCTTCACGCGCCCATTCGATCAGTGTCCCAACCGTGACCTCTGCGCTCGGCGATTTTCCAAAACTGTGCCACTTCATCGGCATGTGGGTTTCTTCATGTGCTGGTGACTGCGCAGACCATCTCAGCCACAAGGCATAACCGTCCGGTGTGCCGCCGGTTGCGTGATGGATGCCCATCCCGACGCGAATCCATCGTTCGTAGTCGCGGCCTGCATTGCGGATACCCATCACGATGCCCGTCAGATCATCATGGCTGTAGTCGATTGTGGCGCCGTCCAACACAAACCGCGTGCGCTCTGCGCGGTGCAGCATTTGCAGAAGCTCTTCCGGCGCGCTGTCTACTTCGTCCGGTGCGCCGTGGATGGCCTCATACCGTTTGCCGCTGAAGTGGTCGCAGCCAGCACCCACAACAAAGCCGGTGCTTTTGAAGTCGATCCCTGGATAGTCCTTGACGCCTGTCACAAGCGCCTTGCCATGCCACGCCTCGGGAATGTGGAAATACCAGTGCTCCCCGTCGCCGCTGCCTGTCTTGACGATGTAGCCCGCTTGCGCCCGGATGTGTGCCAACTTCTCGGCGCTCGTCCAACCGCCATTGCGTCCGTCCACGTCCACAACCAGTAGATGCGATGCATTCAGCAGCACGCCATGATGGCGCAATAGTTGATTGCCAAAGAACTGCCCGTCGGGGTCTTCCAGGTAGTTCAACTGGTCCGCGTCGTACACGCTTGTGTGCTGCCAGCTAGACGCCCGTGGGTGCTTGCCAATTGCGCTGCATTGTGGGTCGCCACACCCGCACGCCAGAAAGCCGTTCTGATCGCGTGTGATCGGGTGCAAGGGAAAGATGACCCATCCCGCCTCTAGGGCTTGTTTGTAGGTGATTTGCATTGTGTCCCCGTGTTGATGTTCAAGCAATCCGCAGAACGTACAGTTTACCGTTGACGGTCTTGGTCTTGAACTTCTTTTTGTAGTACTGGCCGTGAGCGCCAATGTGTCCACGAACTTTGACAATGGTCTCGTCTTCCGTGGGGGTGATGGCAATCGACTCACCAATCGCCAAGTCTCCAAACCCATAGCGCTCGCTGGCAGTCAATGGGGCGATGCTGAAATCTGCGATGCGTTCAAAGTGCTTCATGCGCCTCTCCGTAAAAGTCATGGAGAAACTATAACACATAAAAGAGCTTTTGGGTGTTCTTTCAATGGATAGCGCGCACCCAGGCATTCGATAGCAGTGTTGCAATCCTAAAAACTCCTTACAAATCAACAACTTACGATAGGATAGTCAGGATCGTAACTTAGCCTAAGGAATAAATCTACACACATCCAAAAATTCCTACCTAAAGGAACTCAGATACACACATCCTCAGACACCCCTCAGCCACCTACAGGGAGGTGTTTTAGTATTAAAGGATATACTACTATTTTACTACCTTAAGTCCTTTTCCCTTAAGAATCAACAACTTAGCGCAGGTTTCAAACCTATCACTTGAAGCTATCCATTGATAACTTAGCAGAACGTAGGGGCTTTGGTTGCTTTGGGGATAGGATGACGGCACAATGGGGGCATCACAACCAAGGAGAAAGACATGTACATCAAGCCCCCGCGCAGTGAAGATTGTGTTTGGCACTATGGTCCTCCGCCGCATGTGGGATGGTGGCCGGCGAGTTTTTCAAAAAGAACAGACAGATTGCGCTGGTGGAATGGGCGCAACTGGTCAGAATGGGTGTCATCGGAAGATAATCAATTAGCAGCTGGATATTTTGGGTGTAGGGAATCTTTCGCTAATACCGACGAAATCCAATGGACCCACCCATGGTGGTAACCAACATGACCATCAACACCGACTCCACCCACACCGCATCCGTTGACCGTGCATATCACTGGCTTCCCATCACGCCAGACACCCCCCGAGGCGTCAAAATGCAACTCATCAACCGCAACGCAGGCGTCGCCACTTACGGAACTCTTGGCACTACGCCAACCTTTTGGACGCACTATGCGCCGTTGCCGACGTTCAGGGATGACCAATGACCCTCTCCGACCGCCTCAACCGCGTCACCGCAGAGCTTCGCGCCGCTGCACAAGACATCCGATATCACCGGCCACACTGCCGCGCATCTTGCGACTTCGCTGACTTCCTGATGCGCACCGCATACGAAACCGAAGACTTCGCCCTAGCGGTGGATGTGGAAGATCAGGAATCGACGAGGCACTAATGCGATGCGCTCACTGCAACAAAGCACTGCGCACCGCCACATGGATCAACGGTAACCCATACGGCCCTGAATGCGCGTCAAAACTAATCGGCAAACCCACCGCATACCGAGCACAATCACCCCACACCATTGACGAGAGACAGTATGAAATCTTTGATTCACTGGACACCACAAGAACTCAAAGTTCTGGCCCAGCACTATCCGCTCGGTGTCAAGAACGCGGCTAAACACCTGCCTAACCGCACCGTGTACGGCATAATGACCAAAGCCCGCCAGCTTGGCCTAGAGTCCAACTACAACAAGCCAAAAGCCAACTCGGGCAAACCATTCAGCCGCATTGAGGTCGAGTATCTGGCAGAGAATTACCCCATTCTTGGCCCCATCCTCTGCGCTGCCCACTTGGAGCGCACCCGCACAGCCGTTCAGACCAAAGCAATGAAGCTGGGCCTGACCTACATCACCGATCAAAGCGACGACCCATGGGCCACCGCGCAGCCTGTGCACAAGGTCACCTCCCAATGGACCCCCGACGCCCCGCCCGGCCCCCGTTGGGTTTTTGACCTAGCAAATCACTTGGGTATGCAGCAAGAAGAGCTGGACATGGCATAATGCCAACATCACATCAACACAAGGAACCCACATGCAAGACTACGACGACATGATGCTGCGACAACACGCAGTCAACGAAGCACACGATGCTGATCTGTCACAAGCCTTTGATGACTTCCATTCCGGCATCTGCGCAGCACTCAAGCGCGAACTGACCGCACAACTGCTGTCCGGTTCGTTCATGAGCCAAACCGTGACAGTTGGCGACGCACGTATCCAGCTAGAATCAGAAGTGCCCGCTTACGAACTCTTCATTGATTGCGTACTGCTGGACCCACAAAACAGCAAGCTGCTGTCTGAACTGTTGGCATCTCCTGCTGCCGAGCAATTGCGCACCTCGTTGGCGCACGCTTACGCAGAAAAGGAAGGCTATCCCATCGCTCGTGCACGGAGTGCAAAATGAGAAACATCTTCATCAAGCGCACCCGCCTGCAAAAACTCGCCGATCCGGCTTTTGCCGTGCTCATCGCCTTGGCATTGGTCGTGTGCGGTGCGGCGTATTTTGATATCCTTGTGAAATGAGCAAGGATGTCGATCTAAACGAAGTGCTAGAACGCCTGGCCGATGGTGAACTGCTTGCAGAAATCGCCAACGACCTAGGCGTTAAGCGCACAACCCTATATACGCGGTTTCAGGTAACGCCTGAATTATCCGACGCATACGCGCGCGCGAGAATGGACGGGCTTATTACTCGCGGAGAGCGTCTGCGCAGTATGGTGGCAACTGCTGCATTACCTACCGGCGCGAATGGGAATATCGACCCGGCATCCGTGCAGCATTTGAAACTACTGGTCGATACCGAGAAATGGACGCTTGGAAAATTGGCGGCTTCTGTGTTTGGGGAAAAAGTACAACTTTCTGGCGACTCAGAAAACCCCATCGCGATCCAGAAAATCGAAAGGGTCATTGTCGATAAATGACAACCCTACAGATCAACACCCCCCGTTGGGCTGTTCCGTTTTTGGAGCCAGCCCGGTATAAGGGCGCCTATGGCGGGCGAGGATCTGGTAAGTCTCATGCGTTTGCTGAGATGGTGATTGAGGCGCATATCCTCGATCCAAAGCGCCGCACTGTCTGCGTGCGTGAAGTGCAAAAGTCCTTATCTCAATCTGTCAAGCGCCTGCTTGAGATGAAGATTGAGTCAATGGGCGCATCTGCATATTTTGAAGTGCAGGAAGCTGTCATTAAGTCGCGCAAGGGCGACGGAATGATTATCTTCCAAGGCATGCAGAACCACACAGCCGACTCGATCAAGTCGCTGGAAGGGTACGATTGTGCATGGGTTGAAGAAGCCCAAAGCCTTAGCCAGCGGTCTTTGGATTTGCTGCGCCCTACTATCCGCAAGCCCGGTTCGGAACTTTGGTTTACTTGGAACCCTGCACAGGCCACAGACCCTATTGACGTACTGCTGCGAGGCGATAATCCCCCGCCCGGTTCAGTTGTTCGCCGAGTTAATTACACAGAGAACCCGTGGTTTCCTGACGTGCTGCGTGAGGAAATGGAATATGACCGCAAGCGCGATGTTGAGCGCTATTTGCACGTCTGGGAAGGCGATTATGCAAGCTCAAGCGAGGCGCGAGTCTTCAAGAATTGGATTGTAGATGAGTTTGACGCGCCGCCTGATGCAATCCACCGATTTGGCGCAGACTGGGGGTTTGCGGTTGATCCAACAGTATTGATTCGCTGCCATATTGTTGGTCGCAAACTGTTCATCGACTATGAGGCGTACATGGTCGGCTGTGAAATCAGCGATACACCGCTGCTGTTCCAGTCTGTGCCCGAGTCTGACAAATGGCCCATCGTGGCCGATTCTGCGCGCCCTGAGACGATCAGCCACATGCGCAAGAACGGCTACCCCAAGATCATGCCTGCCGTGAAAGGCCCTAAGTCAGTCGAAGAAGGCATTGAGTGGCTCAAGTCGTTTGATATGGTCGTGCATCCACGCTGCAAGCATGTCATTGACGAATTGCGCCTGTATTCGTACAAAGTCGATCCGCTAACAAATAAGGTATTGCCACAGCTTGCCGACAAGGACAATCATTTGATTGACGCCTTGCGCTACGCATGCGAAGGAGCGCGCCGCGCAGCCAATACTCAAAAAGCCGTACAATTCCAACCAATGCCCACAATTAGCAAGTGGTAGAATCGTGCTATAAGGCGAAACATGGCAATTACCAAAGAGCAGCGACTCAACAACGTACACCAAGAAGCTGTACGCCAGTTTGAGAAAATCCAGACCGCACTGCGCGACGAACGCCTGCAATGTTTGCAGGACCGGCGCTTCTATTCTGTGTCTGGCGCTCAATGGGAAGGCCCGCTGGGTGTGCAGTTTGAGAATAAGCCACGGATGGAGGTGAACAAGATTCACCTGTCTGTGATTCGCATCATCAACGAGTATCGAAACAACCGCATTACGGTTAATTTCGTTGCCAAGGATGGTGAACTGAACAGCGATCTGGCTGATGCGTGCGCCAAGCTGTACCGCGCCGACGAGCAGGATTCTGTCGCCGAGGAAGCCTACGACAACGCTTTTGAAGAAGCTGTAGGCGGTGGATTTGGTGCTTGGCGCCTGCGTACCGTGTACGAGGACGACGAGAGCGAAGACGACGACCGCCAGCGCATTCGTATCGAGCCGATCTTTGATGCTGATTCGTCGGTGTTCTTCGACCTGAACGCCAAGCGGCAAGACAAGGCCGATGCGAAATATGCGTTTGTGCTGTCGTCCATCACATACGACGAGTTCAAGGAAGAGTGGGGTGTAGATCCCGCGTCTCTGAAAAAAGCGATCCACCAGCGCATGTTTGACTGGTTGACGCCTGACGTTGTTTACATTGCCGAGTATTACCGCGTTGAGGATTACACCGAGACATTGCGCGTGTACCGCAATTTGGACGGAACAGAAACCAAATACCGATCCGTTGATTTTGAGAACGACGAGACGCTAGAAGAAACGCTGCAGGCTACTGGCGCGCAAGAGTTGCGCCGCAAGAAAGTCAAAAGCCGCCGCATTCACAAATACATCATTTGTGGCGACCGTGTATTGGAAGACTGCGGATATATCGCAGGCAAGTGCATCCCGATTGTTCCGGTGTACGGCAAGCGCTGGTTTGTGGACAACGTCGAGCGCTGCATGGGGCATGTCCGCCTGGCGAAAGACCCTCAGCGCCTGAAAAACATGCAGTTGTCCAAGTTGGCTGAATACGCTGCAGTTTCCGCGATTGATAAGCCGATCTTCACACCCGAGCAGGTCGCGGGGCACCAATGGATGTGGGCTGAGGACAATATCAAGAATTACCCGTATCTGCTGATCAACCAGTTGACAGACCAGAACGGGGCGCCCGCTTTGATTGGGCCGTCTGCGTACACCAAGGCTCCCGATCTGCCGCCTACGATGGCTGCGCTGCTGCAGATCACGGAAACCGACATGCAAGACCTGCTGGGCAACCAGCAAGCGGGCGAAAAGCTCATGTCCAACGTGTCCGGCGATGCCATTGAGCTTGTGCAGAACAAGCTGGACATGCAAGCCTTCATATACATGTCCAACATGGCGAAAGCCGTGAAACGCAGCGGTGAGATTTGGCTGAGCATGGCCCGAGATGTGTTCGTGGAAGAAGGCCGCAAGATGAAGGGCATCGGCAATGGCGGAGAGTTGGAATCCATTGAGTTGATGCGCCCGACTATCGGTGAAGACGGCGAACTGAAGCACGAGAACGACCTGAGCGAAGCAAAATTTGATGTGGCTGTCGAGGTTGGCCCATCCAGCGCCAGTAAACGCTCCGCTACGGTCAAGGCGTTGACGCAGATGATGCAGATCACGCAAGACCCAGAGACGCTGCAAGTCCTTGGCGCCATGGCCATGATGAACATGGAAGGCGAAGGCATCCAAGACGTGCGCGACTACTTCCGCAAGCGTCTGCTGCGTTTGGGTGTGGTTGAGCCTACCCAAGAAGAAGCGCAACAACTGGCTATGGAAGCGCAAAACCAGCGCCCAGACCCCAACACTGCATTCCTGCTGGCATCTGCACAAGAAGCAGAGGCCCGCGCAGGCAAGGCAAAAGCCGACACGCTGCTCAATGTGGCGAAGGCAAAAGAAACCGAAGCGAAGACTGTTCAAACTCTGGCCGACATCAGTCGGTCGGATCGCGATCAAGTACTTCGCGTCGTTGAAACTCTTGGTGAGCGACTACAACCAGGCGGTGAGACGCCGCCCGCAAGCCAAGAGCCTATGGTGTCCACCCAGCCAAATCCTATTGGGTGAGTTAGCAACGGGATCAACACATGAACCAACAGGCAGAAACAGATACGCCACCGGAAGAACTTGATGACGTGATTGAAGTGGACGAGGTCGAGGGAGATGCAACCGAGGCCGAGCAGTCCACCGAAGAGAACGCCGAAGAGGACGATACCGTCGTCGTATCGATTGGTGAGGAGTCGCCCCCTCACGAAGATGAGCAAGCATCGGCACCTGAATGGGTGCGTGAACTCCGCAAAGCGAACCGCGAAGACAAGCGCCGAATCCGTGAGCTTGAAGAGAAGCTGAAAGCAGTTGGCACTGAGACCAAGCCGGTCCAACTTGGCAAGAAGCCCACTCTGGAAGATCACGACTATGACGCCGAGAAATTCGAGGTAGCACTTGAACAGTGGTACGAGCAGAAGCGCAAAGCTGATGAGGAAAACGCCAAGGCGCAAGCCGAAGTGAAAGCCCAGCAGCAAGCGTGGGAAGCCAAGCTGAACAAATACAACGAGGCGAAAGCCAAGTTGAAAGTGCGCGACTTTGAAGACGCCGAAGAATTCGTGCGTGAGACATTGTCGGTCACTCAGCAGGGAATCATTGTCAAAGGCTCAGAAAACCCTGAGTTGCTGATTTACGCATTGGGCCGTAACAAAGCCAAAGCGCAGGAGCTTGCAGCCATCAAAGACCCCGTTGAATATGCTTTCGCTGTGGCGAAACTGGAGACTCAATTGAAAGTAACACCACGCAAAGCACCCCCGCCCGAGAAAACTGTCGGCGGTACAGGCCGCAGTTCTGGGGCGGTTGACTCGACCCTTGAACGTCTGCGCGCAGAAGCTGAAAAGTCCGGTGACTACACAAAGGTTATCCGTTACCGGAACGAGCAGAAGCGCAAGTAAAACCATCTATCCGATAGGAGTGAAAAATGGCTAATAGTTTTAACAAAGAAGAACGCGTCGCGTTTGAATTGCTGCTGGAAGGCTTCCAAGACGCCTTGGTGCTGTCGAAGGCTGCGAACATCTACAACACCGATCAGGTGACGATGGAACGCACCAGCGACGTGATCTGGCGTCCTCAGCCCTACATCTCGCAGTCCTTTGACGGCATGGACCAAACGTCCAACTTCAAGGAATACTCGCAGTTGGCAGTTCCAGCCACCATTGGTTACAGCAAGTCTGTGCCATGGGTGATGAACTCGCTTGAACTGCGTGACGCCCTGCAAGAACAGCGTTTGGGTTCTGCTGCCAAGCAAAAGCTGGCCTCCGACATCAACCGCGCCGTGACCGACGTGGCATGTCTGCAAGGCACGCTGGTTGTCAAGCGTACTTCTGCTGCCTCCGGTTTTGATGACGTCGCCCTGTGCGAAGCCATCATGAACGAACAAGGCGTGCAGTTTGAAGACCGCTACTTGGCGCTGTCTACCCGTGACTACAACGGCATGGCAAGCAATCTGCAAACGGCTTCTCGTTCGTTTGGCAACCAGAAGTCTGACAGCGCTTACGAGCGTGCGTATGTGGGCCGCGTGGCGTCGTTCGACACCATGAAGCTGGACTACACCCGCCGTTCGACCGCTGCCGCCGCTGGCGCCATCACGATCAGCACTCTGGATGCAGCCAACAACTACTACATCCCGAAGGCTACCAGCACCGCCACGACCGGCGAGCGCAACAACGTTGACAACCGCTACCAGACCGTGACCGTTTCCAGCACCACGAACGTGGCCGCTGGCGACTGCTTCACGATCGCGGGTGTCGAGGCTGTGCATCACATCACCAAGCAATCGACTGGCCAGTTGAAGACCTTCCGCGTCATCAGCGTGACCAACTCGACCACTATGGTGATTTCGCCTCCCATCATCTCCAACCAAGTGGCGAACGATGCGGCTGCAACCTACCAGAACGTGACTGTGACCAGCAAGTCGGCCACCGCAGCTATTACTTGGCTGAACACCGCTGCTGCGTACCTGAACCCGTTCTGGCAAAAGGACGCTATCGAAATCCTGCCAGGTCGCTACGCTGTCCCAGCCGATGCAGGCACCGCAGTCATGCGCGCCAGCACCGATCAGGGTATTGAGTTGGTGATGCAGAAGTGGTACGACATCAACACCATGAAGATCAAGTATCGTCTCGATACGTTGTTCGGTGTGGTGAACAAGCAGCCTGAAATGTCTGGTGTGATTCTGTTCAATCAGACCTAAAATAGCGGGCGGGGCATCTTTGCGGGTGCCCCGCTTGTTGTTTCTTGTTGTGTAAAAGGTGGCTGCAAAATGGATGAACATCACTTCGGATTCAGACAAATACTGTTTACTGCAGTAGTTGGGGCTGTCTATTCCGTTGGATGCGCTCTGCAATCTCCTGTGACCCCTTGGCGGGTTGCAACTGGCAGAGCAATTACTACAGCCGTTTTGACGATGAGCGCGAGCGTGCTGCTGGCGTTGTATCCAAATGCCCCAGAAGCCATGATTTACGGCGCCGCCGCTGGACTTGCTGTCATGGGGACAGCGGGTTTAGAGAGGATTGTTGGCCGTGTCATTGGCGCGAAGTCGGAGGCGTAAATGGCTGAAAGCATCATCATTGCTGGGCTTTTGCTGTGCATTGCAGTTTTGTCGGCGGTTTGGACGTGCAAAGAAGAGTGCAAAGCAAAGGATATGAAATGATCTCTGAATTGATTCAGCGAGTTTTTGCGACGCGCAATGCGCCCCATTTGGAGCACTGGCGCATCAAATCAGGCTACAACCATGAAACGCTTGGCGAGTTTTACGAGAGCGTGATTGAAAAGCTGGATGCTGTTGTCGAGGCGAATATTGCAGTGTTTGGCAAGATTTCGGTAGGCGCACTGCCAGAGCAACCGAAAGTCGCCGATATTGTTGAGCACTTGGAAGACGATCTGGTGTGGATCGGCAAGAATCGCAAGGATCTTGGCGGCAAGGTTCCAGCGATTGACAACATGCTGCAAGACCTAGAAGGCGTGTACTTGCACGCATTATTCAAACTCAAGAATTTGGTATGATTGGGGACAGTATGAGCGAATTTGAACCAACCATCGTTTACAAAGACAAAGGGCCACATTCTCGCCCCGGTGGTACGTTTTCGTACAAAGGCGTGACGACGCAAGAGCAGTTTGACGAAGCTATCGCAGAATGTTGGCTGGCCTCGTATGCTGAACTGTATGAACCAGCAGATGATGCACCGCCTACCCGCGCCGAGCTTGAGCAAAAGGCTACAGAGCTGGGTATCAAGTTCGACGGTCGCACGGGTGACAAGAAGCTGGGCGAGTTGATCGCGCAGGCTGTGAAAGGCTGACCATGTGGACCAAACGCCAACTGATCCAGCGCGCATTTGAGGAGATTGGGCTTGCCTCGTATGTGTTCGATCTGACGCCGGAGCAGTTGGAGAGCGCACGCCGCACAATGAACGCAATGGTGGGCGGATGGGACGCTAACGGCGTCCGGATTGGCTATCCCTTCCCGAAGGATGCGGACTCGGATGATCTGGACGATCAGTGCAACATTCCAGGCTACGCAATCGAGGCGATCTATCTGGGATTGGCGCTGCGATTGGCGCCAGCACTTGGCAAGACCGTATCGCCAGAAACCAAGCAGTTTGCCGACATGGCTTATGGGAACATGGCGAATCAATGCGCGATTCCCACGCCTGAACGCCAGTTGCCACACACGATGCCTCGCGGCCAAGGAACGAAGCCGTGGCGCAACTTCAATAACCCGTTCATCAATCGCCCGCCTGCACCGATCTTGGCAGGTTCCGACAACCCCATTGAATTTGATTGAACCATGCCAACGATTAACGAACTCAATGCGATTGATCAGCCGAGCGGTAGCGACCTGATCCCCATCTTCTCGCAGCAGAACGGCGACGCGCGCAAAATCTCGTTTTCCAACTTTGCAACGTGGCTTGCGTCGCAGTCTTCCGATCCGGGCGCTTTGGTAACGCAGTACGCTGCGCCATCGGCTACAGGTTTCACCGCCACGATCACGGACAGCAGCAACAGCGCATGGCTGATCCTGACGCCTACAGCAGGATTTGCGGCTGGCACCATCAAGCTGCCATCGAAGGCAAACGCAGCAGACAGACAAGAGGTTCTGGTCAACTGCACACAGACAGTCACAACGCTGACCATTGACGGTAATGGCGCAACCGTAACGGGGGCGCCAACAACGCTAACAGCCAACGATTTTTTCCGACTGCGGTACGACGCAGTGCTTGCAACTTGGTATCGCATTGGGTAAGGACAGAATATGGCAACGACAACCATCACAAAACCAGCAACGGCAAACATCACCCTGACAGCAGGCCAGTGGCTTGTTGTGTCGGGTGATGGCACATACACGCTCGGCCCCGGACTATATAACGGCAAGATTGTTGGGGTTGTTAACGGTGCCAAAATCGGGCCGTTCCCGTTTGACCAAACTGTTGTACTGTGCGCATCCGTCACCGATCTGGTGTACTACACGCAATCTGCACCGATTGGCACTTATCCGATGTCGGTGGACCCGGAATCCGGTCTGATCACAGACCCGGTGCAGCGTGCGGCAGTGGCAGAAGCTGCTGGTGGTGGGTCTGTGACCATCGTCAATGACCTGACAACTGGCGGCGCCACATCTGCACTTTCTGCGGAGCAGGGCAAGGTCTTAAAGGCAGCCGTTGATGCCAAGCAGGCGAAATCGGCGGTGTCCGCCGAATCCGCTTCGCGCGGCCTGGTGGCAGCGGACGATGCAAAGACACTGATCTGCACAAGTACGCCGACATTCACGGTGCCGACAGGCCTTCCTGCTGGCTTTGGTGTAGCCGCAAAAGGTGCGTGCACATTCACGGCTGGTAGTGGCGCGACGGCTGGCGGTGTTCTGGGCCTCACGAACGGTTTTGGGCTCATCCTCAACTCGACAGGGAAGGCGACGATTCAAAAGGTGTCCAACACCACCATGGGCACCGCCACCACAGCCCTGGCGCAAAACACGCTGGGTCAGTTGTCAGCCACGTACGACAGCAGCGGCAACTTCGCGTTCTGGCTCAATGGCGCAGCGAACGGAAGCGGGACCAATCTGCAGACGTTCTCTGCCGGTAGCTCTGCCATCGGCACGACTCTCGCGGACGGTGGTGGCATCGGCTGGACGGGCTACATGCCTGAGCTGATCGTGTTCGATGCGGCCATCCCATCGACAGCAGACAGGCAGGCAGTTGAGGCCAGCCAGAAAGCATACTGGGGTACTCCATAACAACAAAAGCCAGACCCGCATGGTAACGCAGACATGGGTCGCACCATCGCGCGGGCTATTGAGTCCATGTAAACAACCAAGGAAAACCCATGACAGTTCTAGCAAGATTTAACCCAGCCTACGGCTCTGGGAAAACTGTTTCACCCGGCGCTGCATCCGCCAGCACATCTATCGGCGCAGGTCAGAAAACAGTATGTGTGACCAACCTAAATACTGTGCTGTGTTATGTGCGTGTCGGCCCCTCTGGTATATCGGCAACCACTTCGGATCATCTAGTTCCGCCTAACGCACAGGTTTTTCTGACCAAGAACCAAGACGCTGATACCATTGCTTATATTGCCCCGGCTGGTGGCGGTTCTCTGCACATCATGCCCGGTGAAGGGTTCTAATCGTGCAAATCCCCGTTCTGAACGGCATCTACACCAACACCGACGCGGATTTTCGCACGTCATACCCTCGAAATCTGGTGCCTGTGCCGAAAGAGCAAGGCATCAGCAAGGGTTATCTGCGTCCTGCTGACGGGATCGTGCAATTCGGCACAGGGCCGGGCATTGATCGCGGCGGCATTAACTGGAATGGCGTGTGTTATCGCGTCATGGGCACCAAACTGGTGAGCATTGCCGAAAACGGTACAGCGACAGTGCTGGGTGATGTGGGCGGAACAGGCGATGTGACGTTTGACTACTCGTTTGACCGCCTCGCGGTGGCATCAGGTGGCAATCTGTTCTACTTGCAAGGCTCTACGCTTACGCAAGTGACCGATGCTGATCTAGGCACAGTAGTAGACGTGCTGTGGGTCGATGGGTATTTCATGACCACGGACGGCGATTACCTGATCGTCACTGAGCTAAACGACCCGTTCAGCGTTAACCCGCTGAAATACGGCAGTTCTGAAGCCGACCCTGATCCTGTGCAGGCGCTGATCAAGCTGCGCAACGAAGTCTACGCGTGCAACCGCTACACGATCGAAGTGTTCCAGAACGTCGGCGGCGACTTGTTCCCGTTCCAGCGGATCGAGGGAGCCTACATGATGCGCGGCACAGTAGGCACGCACGCTGTAGCCATGTTCATGGAGCAGATCGCATTCCTTGGTGGTGGCCGCAATGAGGCGCCTGCTATCTGGATCGGTTCTAACGGCTCAACAGCCAAGATCAGCACCCGCGAGATTGATCAGGCGCTTCTTGAGTACACCGAGGCAGAACTTGCAACCGTTGTGATGGAAACCCGCATCACCAACGGGCACCAATTCCTGTACGTGCATTTGCCGGACCGCACATTCGTGTTTGATGGTGCAGGCACGCAGGTTGTGGGTGAGCCGGTGTGGTTTGTGCTGACCAGTTCGCTTGTCGGGCACAGCAAATACCGTGCTCGTAATTTCGTGTGGTGCTACAACAAGTGGCTGTGTGGCGATCCAACAAGCGAAAAGCACGGCTATCTTGTGGAAGACATCGCGTCCCACTACGGCGACACCATTGGTTGGGATTTCGGGACCATGATCCTCTACAACGAGAGCAGAGGCGCGATCTTCCATGAGCTTGAGCTTGTGGCGCTGACGGGCCGCGTTGAGAATGGCTCTGATCCTACTGTGTGGACGTCTTACACGCTTGACGGCTTGACATGGAGCCAAGAGAAGGCGCGCAAGGCAGGTCAAAGCGGCGAAACCATGAAGCGCCTTACATGGATGCAGCAAGGATTCATGCGAAACTGGCGAATTCAGCGCTTCCGTGGCACGAGTGAAACGCACATTGCCATCGCACGCATCGAAGCACGAATCGAGCCGCTGAATGTCTAATCTTGTCACCAAGCTCACCCGCAACCAGTTGGCAGAGTTCCTGCCAAATGCACGCGCTGTGCGTGCGTTTGAGCAGTTGCTTGCACAGATCGCAGACATCAACCCTGACGAGTTGATCACGGTCAAGGATGTGGCGCAGGCCGCAGCGCTGGAAGCTGGAACAGGAACCGCTAAGGCACAGTCAGCTCTGGATGCTATTGCCAGGCTGGCAGCGGCGGTAGAACTAGTGGCCGCAATGCCTCCAGCGCCGCAAAACAACTCGATTGCGACGGACTACATTGACCTGCCCGAAAATGGGCCACACGTCACGCAAGAAAGACGCATCCAATGGAACGCCAATGACGGCACGCTAGATGTCGGGCTGTATAACGGCGTGGTGCTGCAAACCGGGCAAGAGTTGCACTACTACGCCAAGAACACCAGCGGGGGCACGATTGCAAACGGCTCACCTGTAATGTTCACGGGCGCTGTAGGCGCATCTGGCAAACTGGCTTTCGGCCCTGCTATTGCGGATGGCTCTGTGTCAGCCTCCTACATGATGGGCGTTGCGACTCAGGATGTCGCCAATAACGCATTTGGCTACGTCACGAGCTTTGGTTTGGTGCGCGGCATCAATACGACCGGCACGCCATACGGTGAAACTTGGGTGGACGGTGATCTGCTTTATTTCAGCCCAACGACACCAGGCGCTTGGACGAATGTCAAACCTACGGCGCCAGCAATCTCTGTGCCTGTCGCTGTAGTGGTTCACGCGGGTGTAGGCTCAGGGTCCATCTTCGTGCGCATGGAGAATGGGCAGAAACTAACCGAGTTGCAGGACGTTCTCGTCACAAGTTTGGCTGGCGGCGACATGCTGCAATACAACGCCACGGCGCAGCGGTGGGAAAACACCAAGACGCCGCTTGAGAGCGTGCCGACACCAGCATCCGTGTCTGCTGCCGCGACACTTACGAATGCTGACCTGTTAACGCGGATCATCAGCACAACCGGCACGACCTACACGGTCACAATGCCGCTAGGAACGACGCTAGAAACGCTTGTGGCGTGGCCTGCCGTTGATCTGGGCTATGACTTCACGGTTATTAACACAGCAACCGGCACCATCACGATGGCAGGCAATACCGGCGTCACGTCGCTCGGTTCTCTGACCATCGCAACAGGCACATCTGCGCAATTCCGTATCCGCCGCACTGCTGCCAACACATTTATTCTGTATCGCTTGAGCTAAGGACGCACTATGACTGTGACCGTCAAAAACATCATTCCACGCAAGCAGATGGAAGCCACGCAAACGGGGCAATACACAGCGTCCGGCGTGACAACCATCATTGACAAGTTCACGGTGACAAATACCAGCGCTGCAAATGTTGCATTCAGCGTCAATCTGATCGCAAACGGCGGCACAGCCGGGGATTCCAATTTAGTTTTGAAGAATCGCACGCTTGCGCCAAACGAAACCTACACATGCCCCGAGTTGGTCGGACAAGTATTGCAAGCCGGTGGGTTTATCAGCACGCTCGCAGGTGCCGCATCGTCGCTGACCATTAGCGCCTCAGGCCGTGAAATCACGTGATAAAATGCAGATGCTGAGTCTGTCGGGAATCCAGCACCCATTTCCCTGAAAAGGAGTGTTTGGATGTTGGCTGTCAGCGAAGGGATCACACAAGAGCACCTGCAAGAGGTGTACTCTGATCCGTACATCGCACGAGTTGGGCACGATCATCGCCCGTTTGCACCCGTCCATCACCCATTAGCCACATACCTGACAGCAACCGTAAACGGTGTTTTTGCGGGGGCTTTCTTGGCTATTCGCACAACGTCACTCGACATGGATTTGCACGCTCTACTAAAAAAAGATTACGTGCGGCATTCACGCGAATTAGCGCGCCTTTTTCTAAAATGGGCATTTGCTCAAAATGTTGAGCGAGTATCTGCGCCAGTTATTGAAGGCTTAGATGCTGCAAAGAATTACTGCTTAAAACTTGGCTTTCAATATGAGGGATTCAAGCGATATGCAGTTATGCAAAACGGACAAATGAAAGGCGTTCACCTTTTGGGTATGACTCGCCAAGAATGGAGTAAGCAATGAGCTTTGTTGGTGATTTTCTAGGCGATACCATCGGGGGCATTACTGGAGCCAAGCAAGCCGGGGAGGCTGCATCTGATGCAGCCAATGTGCAAGCAGGCATGTCGCAAAAAGGCATTGACGAGCAGCGCCGCCAGTTTGACAAAATGGTTGAACTCATGCTGCCATACGTCACGGCTGGCAATCAGGCCATGGGTGGGCAGCAGGCGTTATTGGGCCTCTCTGGTGCAGACAAGCAAGCGCAGGCGATTCAAGGCATCAAAGATAGCCCACAGATGCAAGCTCTGCTGCAGCAAGGTGAGAACTCTATCCTGCAGAACGCCAGCGCTACAGGCAATCTGCGAGGAGGAAATACACAAGGCGCACTCGCGCAGTTCAGCCCGCAATTGTTGAACCAGTTGATCCAACAGCAATACACCAATCTAGGCGGTATTTCCCAGTTGGGGCAAGCATCTGCTGCGGGTCAGGCTTCGCAAGGCATGGCAATGGCTTCCAATATCGGCAACCTGCTTCAAAACCAAGGCCAGGCTTTGGCTGGCGGTATTATTGGTGAAGGCAATATTGCAAGAAATACGTTTGGCGACATCCTAAACATCGCAAAAGTAGGTATGGGGGGATTCTGATGTCAATCAATCCGCTAGGCGCACCGATTAACTACACGGCAACAATGCCTGATCTGACACAGGCATTTCAAGGCTTTGGCGAAGCATTGCAGGGTTTTCAACAACGCCATCAAGCCGACGCGCTGCGCCAACAGTACGCAGCCGATTTGCAGTCAACGCTTGCCAACCCTACACAGCAGGCATGGGCCGCTTTGATTGCCAAATATCCGCAGCAGCGCGAAGCGTTTGCCAAGTCGGCTGAGTTGTACGGCAAAGACAAGGTGCAAAACGAGTTCTGGCAAGGCATGGAAGTGTCAAACGCCTTGGAAAACGGCAATCCAGATGTTGCCAAAGCCAAGCTCACGGAACTGGTTGCCGCACGTAAGAACAGCGGCCAGCCTGCCGGAATCTATGAGCAGGTGCTGTCTGCGCTAGAAAACGGCAACATCCAAGGCGCACAAGGCGCCACAAACATGGCGCTTTCCATGCTCGACCCTGATGCGTTTCAGAAGGCTCTGAAGAATAAGGTGGAAGCTGGGACTGCTGAGGCGCAAATTCAGGAGGCCAAGGCAAAAGCCAACAAGACAGAAGCTGAGGCCTCTTCTGCTGCCACCGCTGCAAAGTTCGCAGAGTCCAAGGCTGTGATGGATCTGCGCATGTCTGCTGAGCAGATCAAGAAATGGGCGGCTGACACAGACATTGCACGTCAAAACTCGCGCATCGCGGCCATGAATGCAGCAGTTGCACGAGAAGGCAACGCGCTCAAGCGACAAGAACTGCAGTTGAAGGTTGAAGATGCAATTGCGCAGCGCGACGAAAAGCTACGCACCAAGGCTTCAGAAGTCGCGGCGGCACATGCAAGCATGGACAACATGCTGAATACTGCGCAGCGTATCTTGAACACTGACCCATCCATCATTGAGCGCGCAACTGGTCCAGTGGCATCCAAGACACCAACGCTGCGCGCTGGTACTGCAGATTTTGAGGCGCTGGTCGAAACCCTTGGAGCGCAGTCGTTCATCGCTCAGATTCCGTCGCTGAAGGGCACTGGCAGCTTGTCCAACGCGGAAGGCGAAAAGCTGCAAGCGGCCTTGCAGAACTTGAGTTTGAAGCAGTCGCCAGAGCGTTTGGTAGCAAACGTCAAAGAAGCTGTGCGCTTGATTGAAAAGGCACGCAACAACGTATCGCAAAAATACGGATTGCCAAACTCGGCGCCTGATGTGCCAGCAGGCGTAAAGAAGAACATCACAGTGGACTACTAACATGCCGTATTCGATCACTACCAAAGACGGCATCACGATCAACAACATCCCCGACGATGTTGATCCCAACTCTGCGCTGCTAAAGCAGCGTGTGCAAGAGTTGCGCGCAGGTAATGCGGCGCAACAGCGCAGCGTGCCCGCAGAACTGGCTCGCCAAGTTGGTCTGACCGCCCGCGCTGGCGCCGAGGGCTTGGCGGGGTTGGCAGGTATCGTGACAGATCCGATTGCTACGCTTGCAAACAAGCTGCTGCCTGATGAATACAAGTTGCAGCCTTTGCAGCAGGCTACATCAAACCTGTTGACACAGGCCGGTGTGCCTGTTCCAGAGAATCAGCTAGAGCGTGTGGTGCAGCAAGCTGCGCAATCTATGGCGGGCGCTGCTGGTGGTGCAGGTTTGGCGGGTAAGGTTGCGCAGGCAGCAACATCCCCTGTCACGCGCGCAGTCGCGCAGCAAATGGCGGCAGGTCCAGCTTCGCAAATCGTAGGCGGTGCGGGGTCAGGAGCTGGTGCGCAGGCAGCAAAAGAAGCAGGCGCGGGCGTTGTAGGGCAAACATTAGCGTCGCTGGCTGGCGGCGTAGCTGGGGGCGCAGTTGGTGGCCGTTTGGATGTACCGCGCAGTGCTCCTTCTGTGCCTCAACAAAAACCACAAGCCGTACAAGACGCTGAACAGGCTGGCGTGCGACTGCTGACAAGCGATGTTGCCCCGCCCAACACATTTGCATCCAAGTGGCTGCAAAACACGGGTGAGCGCATTCCGCTGGCGGGCACTGGCCCCGTCCGTGCTGCCCAACAGACTGAACGTGTCGATGCGGTGCGCAACGTGCTGCGAGATTTTGGCGCTGACCAGGCAGCTACAGCATCTGACGATGTGATGCGTGACTTGGCTGCTACTCGATCCAAAGACTTGACAAAGTACGCGGACATGAAGGGCGGCGTCATCGCATCATTGGCCGATAAAGGGCTTGTGGATGTGTCTCGCACAGTATCCGCAATTGATGATCAAGTCGCGAAACTGACCAGCCTCAACACGCAAGAGGTGAACCCAGTTATTGCCCGATTGGAGGATTGGAAACAAGCCATCCAAGGGCAGAACATTCAGAACGTCGAAACCTTGCGTAAGCAAATCGGCGAGTCTTTCAAAGACCCGCAACTGTCCGCAGTGCGCAGCACTGGCGAAAAGGCTTTGTCCAGCATCTACGGCCCACTCAAGCAAGACATGGGCGACTTCATCAAAACTGTAGGTGAGCGCAAGGATTACACCAAGTGGCAGGTGGCAAACTCTCGCCTGTCTCAGATGGCAGGCGATCTGGACAACGGCGTGTTCAAGTCGGTGCTGCGCCGTGGCGACATGACGCCCGAAGCAGTCAACCAGATGCTTTTCAGCAAGAAGCCTAGCGATGTGCGCCAAATCTATGCTCGCCTGTCGCCGGAAGGGCGTGCGAATGCGCGTACCGCCATTTTGGCAAAGGCTGCACAAGATGCGGGCGGAATTGACGCGATCAGCCCTGACCGATTTGCAAACTCTGTCAAGAAGCTCGGCACGAGTGTCGGAGTGTTTTTTGATGGGGATGACTTGCAGCGAGTGCAAGGCTTGGTGCGCACCCTGAACCTGACCAAGCGGGCAGGCGAGGCAGCAGTGGCGCCCCCGACTGGTGTGCAAACTGCCATCCCTGTTGGGGCGGCAGTGTTGGCAGACATTCTAGGCAGCGCGGGTGCAGCACTTGCATCGGCGGCAACTATTGGAGGTGCTGCGCGTGTATATGAATCTGCACCAGTGCGGGATTTGTTGCTTAAAATGTCGAAAACAAAACCCGGCAGCGCAGCAGAAGCAGAACTTGCAAAGCGTGTAATATCCGCAATGCAAAGCGTTAAAAGCGTAAACAAAGACGGATCGCAGTAATAGCAAGGGCAACAAATGGCATCCACCCAAATCACACAAACCCTGCAAGTATTTACTGACCTAACAGGTCAGCCGCTGGATGCAGGGTATATCTACATTGGTCAAGAAAACCAAAACCCCGAGACCAGCCAAATCGCTGTGTATTGGGATGCTGCACTGACTCAGCCAGCCGCGCAGCCTCTGCGAACGATTGGCGGGTATATCTCTCGGCAAGGCACACCCGCTGATGTATATGCAGCCTCTGGTTTTTCGATGACTGTCAAAACCAAGAACGGCGAGCTGGTTTATTACCAGCCTACGCCCGCGACTGATTCTCCGTTACGCCTTGAATTGGCCGCTAGCGGCGGATCGGCTTTGGTTGGTTTCACGCAATCAGGCACTGGCGCAACCTCCCGAACGGTGCAGGAAAAATTGCGGGACATGGTAAGCGTCAAGGATTTCGGAGTCGTTGGTGGGCTGGTAGCGGATGAAGCGTCTGCGTTCAACAACGCCGCTACCTACGCGGCATCTATCAATGCCGAACTAGACTTGTGTGGATTGAGCATTTTGTATGGCGGCGGCTTCACGTGCAGCACCCCTGGCGCAAAAGTGATGTGGCGCAATGGAAAGTTGAAACTGACTTCTGGTGCTAAGACATCAGGAGCGGCTGTCGTTTCCGGGATCGATACTGTTTCGCTTGCCAACCTCGCACTTGATGGCAACCGTGCAAACGTTAGCGGAAACAATGCCGGGTTCTTTGTGATTGATGGCGTGCGCAACGTTGATGCCCGAAACATTCACATCTCGGATCTGCGGCGCTACGGTATCAACATTGGCGGGTATACGGGATGCGGCCACGTAAACATTGAAGGCGTAACGGCTGACAATGTCGGCGTCAATGGCTCCGCGCTAGGCGAAGCCATCATGGTTCAGAACAGCACCAACGTCACAATTGATGGTGTCAAGATCGACAACACATCTGGCACTGGCGACGGTCAGGTCGTCAAGGTGTTCAACTGTCAGAACGTCAAGGCTACAAACTTCCAACTGTCAAACGTCGGACCGTCGAAGGTCTACCCGGCAATGTCGTTTGTCCGAAATAACGGACTAACCTATTCAAACATTAAGGTTTCTGGGTCGTGTCAGGTTGCGTTGGAAGACAACGCAAACGTAGGCGTCACGTACAACAACATCGAGACAAGCGGGACAGACAAGGCACTGATTGCCAGTACAGACGGTGCCGGATTTGGTGACCGCTATTCAGAAGACATCATCATCAACGGGTGGCGCGACACATCAACTACTGCGCAGGCATTCAATATCAATGGGTGCAAGGGCCTCACCTTGCGCAACGTCACCACACCATGGCTGATCAACATCAGTCGAGACGATCCAGGCACAAACCGCCGAACAGAGGATTTGCTTCTCGAACGTGTCACCTGCGCGAACCTGAACACGCTTCTGGTTGAGGGCACTAAGCGGATGGTGGACGTGTCCGTTTCAGGGACATACACCAACACATCGGCGGGGGCGACTGAGTTTGTCAGCGGAAGCTATGGGGCTTACACAAACTCGGCAGTATCTGGTGTCTTCCTTATCAGGTCGCAGCCCGGCGATGATGCGATTCATGTGCGAGGAACCCTGGCAGCAACGACCGGCACGCTGGATTACTTGGCACCTTCTAACATTGCAAATGCCCCGTTCATGGGTGAGGTATTGGCGAGTTCATGGTTTGAATCAAGCGGCGCGAACCAATGGTCACAGATCCGGTGGACGTTCTACGATTACGGCACCCCAACTGTGAACAAGGCAGTTGTACAAACAGGAACTACGGCTCGATCTAACGTTGCGCTCACTGTTTCGCGTGGCACTCGAAAACTATCGTTTGCAAATACCGAAGGCGTGCAAATCGAGCTTTCCGCTCGCATCCATTTCATCAATGCAAATTCATCGGCTACATAATATGGTCGAAATCAATCAAATCCAATATGGGAAAATGGCCGCCGAGGTCGAAGCCCTGAAAACCCAAGTCGCAGAATTGCGTGCTGACGTGAAGTCCTTGCTGGAACTTGCCAACAAATCAAAAGGCGGCTTCTGGATGGGCATGACGATTGCGTCCGCAGTCGGTGGGCTGGGTGGGTGGATCGTGTCGCATTTGCCTTGGGGGCGTTGAGATGTCCAAGCACTTCAGCATCGAGGAATTCACTGCATCCGATATGGCTCTGCGTCGCCGGATTGATAACTCTTTGCCTGAGGTGCTGGCAGACAACGCCAATCGGACGCTCGACATGCTTGAGCGCATCCGCGCATATCTTTCGACTGTGGCCGGGAAGGACATCCCCGTTTACATCTCGTCCGGCTATCGGTCGCCGAAGCTCAATGAAGCTGTGGGCGGCGTACCTTCTTCGGATCACGTCAAGGGTATGGCGGCTGACATTAAGGCGCCCGCGTTTGGGTCGCCTTTGAAGGTCGCGCAGACGTTGGCGCAAGTCGTCAATGATCTGGACATTGGGCAACTCATCAATGAGTACCCCGGCGCGGGTGGGTGGGTTCACGTTTCCACGCGGCGCCCTGACAAGCAGGTTAACCGCATCATCACGATCACAGCGCAAGGCGCACAGGTCGGCATCAAGGAGGCATGATGGACTGGCAAAGCATCGTCAAGACGGTGGCCCCATGGATCGGCACTGCGCTCGGTGGGCCGCTTGGCGGCATGGCCGTTGAGGCTGCTGCCAATGCGCTAGGCGTGAGCGACAAGACGACCGATGCGGTCAAACAAGCATTGGCGGGGGTCACTCCTGACCAGATGCTAGCACTCAAGAAAGCCGATCAGGACTTCGCTCTGCAAATGCAGTCTCTGGGGTTCAAGCAGGTAACCGATCTGGAAAACATCGCAGCCAACGACCGCAAGGACGCTAGGGCGATGCAGATCGCGCTGCGATCCAAAGTGCCAGCCGCATTGTCGTTCATCGTGACTGTGGGATACTTCGGTGTCCTGACCGGCATGATGTCCAAATGGTTCACGGTGTCAGATTCTCAGGCTCTGCTTTTGATGCTCGGGAGTTTGTCTACAGCGTGGGGCATGGTGATGGCTTACTGGTTTGGCACAACGGCTGATAGTGGACGCAAGACGGAAATGCTTGCGAAAAAGTAACCCTCAACACTCAACAGGGGACGCATGAAATACTCAGACCTGATTCAATTCGCCACGCCTCGCCAGATTGAATACATTGAAGCGGTTGAAAAGTACGGATCGAAAGACAAAGCCGCGAAGGCTTTGAATGTCAACTATCGGACGCTGACGCGATCATTAGAGTCTTTGAATATCAAGGCGGCACAGCAAGGCCACTCCCCCTCACATGACATGACCCACACTGTCCCGGACGGGTTCAAGGTGCGCGGCGTGTCTACTTACTATGACCAAGAAGGCAAGCCACGAGGGCAGTGGGTCAAATCGTCTGCTGATGATGTGCGCAGACATGCTGCGATGCAGGAAGCCTATGCAGCGATGGCTGATGATCTGCCGAGGCTAAGCGCAGTCGCCAAGCCACGCGGCACGAGCGCAGACCTTGCCACTGTCTACACGCTCACGGATAGCCACGTTGGGGCGTTGTGCTGGGGTGCTGAGACCATGTCGGGCGATTGGGATTTGTCCATCGCTGAAGCCACGCTGACGGGGTGTTTTGCGCGCATGGTGGAATCTTCGCCAGATGCCAAAACGGGCATTGTGGCGCAGTTGGGCGACTTCTTGCACTCCGATGGTAGTTCTGCGCTGTCGCCAGTGACGCCAACATCTGGGCATGTGCTGGATCAAGATGGGCGATTCTCTAAGGTCGTTGGTGTGGCTGTGCGTATTCTGCGCCGTGTCATCGACATGGCCCTGAAAAAGCATGAGCGTGCAATCGTTCTGCTTGCAGAAGGCAATCACGATATCTCGTCGTCGGTGTGGCTCAGAACGATGTTTGCGGCTCTGTACGAGCGCGAGCCACGCGTGACCATCATTGACCAGGCTTTGCCTTACTATGCCGTGCAGCACGGCAAAACAATGCTCTGCTGGCATCACGGGCACTTGCACAAGAATGACAAGCTGCCCATTCTGTTTGCGTCACAATTTCCGCAGATGTGGGGCACAACTGCCAAGCGCTACGCCCACACCGGGCACCGTCACCATGTCGAGGAAAAAGAGCACAGCGGCATGACGGTTATCCAGCATTCAACGCTCGCAGCCCGTGACGCCTATGCAGCCCGAGGCGGCTGGATGTCTGAGCGTCAGGCCACAGCGATCACGTACCACGCTCAATATGGCGAAGTCGGGCGGGTTGTGGTGACGCCGGAGATGTGCAGATAAGAAAAAGCCCACCGGAGTGGGCTTTTTGTATGTGAAGGCGGCCACGATCCCGCAACCCTGCCGTGAGGCTTGACCTTCGTAATGGTTGATGGTGGCCGGTGCTGAATTTCCGGATTTACTTTAATTGAGCAAGTTTCCTTGCTGCGTGCTGTCGCTTTGCGGCTTCCGACCTAATGGCCCTTTGCTCTTGCGACATTGGAGGCCGTTTTTTATGTGCCTCACTCATTTTGGCCCGTGTCTCTGCTGGGATTGTCTTTCCTCTTTGGGCCAGACCTACCGCTCGTCGATGATCGTCAGACAGCCTTCTACCTGACAGAGACTCCGATATCTTCCTTCGCTTTTCATCACTAGGCTGGACCTTGTAAGAACCTTCTCCGCCGCCCGTCATGTTGTACCCATAAGGGCAAATTGTGTTGTACTGCTCTATTGCCATTTTCTCAATGTTAAGCAAGTCGCTCCAGCTTTTGGCTGATGCGATGTGCTCTGCAACGAATGATTTTTCTCCGTACTTTCTGATAGCTGCTGACACAGCATATTGACGGTTTGCTCTCGCATAGGCTATGTGCCTTTGCACGCGGCGAGACAGTGATTCAGTAGTAATGCCTATGTAGGCTTTTCCGTTTGGGAAAGTGAGTTTGTACAAGATGCGCATGGTCGTCATTATACCATCGCAGCCTGCGCATTCACCATCATCTCAGCACAGAATGGCGACTCACGAGTCTGGCATTTGCCATCTGTTAACCCGCTAGGCTGTTCCATTCCTAGTGTCCGCAGCACTTGGACTGTGCTGTCTGTGCTGAGATGATGGTCCCCGTCTTTCCGGTGTGTCGATGGTCACGGCTAATCGGCCTATTAAGCCTCATTCCAATCAACCATCATTTAAGCACAGGACGCAGTACGCAGGATTTGGACACCTTCTGACTCGGCACCTGCACACTCGGACGCTACTCCGAACTTGTCCATTCCGCCCCGGCAGCTACTCAGGGACCGTAGAGGTCAGCTATTTCTGGCCTGTGCTTAAATGATAGTCCCCGCTCCCACCAATACGCACGCGGGGGGTGCGCTCAACTCTGACAATGCGTTATCGCAACGCTTCCGAACGGAGACTGATTCGGCGTCAGTGGCAGGTTGACGCAATCATAACACCTTTTCACGACGACCATCAGGCCAAATGCGCCATGAGCCTTCAATCCGTGGCAACGTCGCAGATTCCAAAGAACCCGGACGATACACCTGTGGCCGCTTGTCGGCTTGGGTCATGCCTCGGCGGGGTTTGCAAGGCTCAGGCTTGGTTAGGTGTATAAGGGTTTTCATTTTCAGGCTCCGGATATTCCTCAGGCGCGTCTAACTCGTCGTCACGGTCTTGTTGCCATGGGCGGGCGTTTTCGCGTTCGCGTGCTCGGCGGCTCATCGTGAAACCTCCACATCTGCATCCGGGTGATCAGCGCACGCCATGAGCACGTCTGCGACAAACGGAACAAAGTTCCTGTAAAGACCCCATCCGTTTGGGCTGTTGTACTGCTCGTAGTGGGCGCGGCGCGATATCAAATCAAGCAATCCTTCCGTCAATGGCTTAATACACTGGTGCGCCTTGGTGATGCCGTTCTCATCAGGACGCCATAGCACCGTGTAGATTCCTGCGGCATCGGCCATTTTGTTGAGGTTATGGGTAATGTTGCGGCTGTAGACCTCATCGCCACCTATGTATAGGCTGAAATCTAGGCTCATGCTGCACCGCCTTCCTCATCTTCGCCTTGAAGGTCGCTTATCAGTCGGTCCATGCAATGCAGGCAAATTTTGTATTGCCCCCAAAAGCTGCCATCGACGCGGGCCTGTTCAAACCTGTATCTTTCGCCGGGTTTGATTTCGTGATCTTGCTTTCCGTCGATGCTGAAACAGGTATGCGCCTTCCTGGCTGTCCTGATTGCCACAGTCCTACACGTCAACTCAGATTCGTCGCCGAAGAAAGGGTCTGCGCTGATGTATTCGGTATCGGTGTGCTTCGCACTCATGCTGCACCGCCTTCCTTGTGTGCTGCGGCGAGCATGGATGCGTCGATGGCGGCGTCGGGGTCATGTTCAACAACCCACTCTCCGGTCCATCCGGTATCAGCCCACCGGCAGATGGCGATGTCTTCGTCATGTTTGTCATATGAGCGCAGCCACCGATACCGCTGCGCATCCTTCACGATGTCGTCAGGCACGCCAGCCTGAGTCGGGCGCAGGGCTGCAAACAGCGCTGAGTCAGGATCAACGCCATCCACCACGGTAGCGATAGCATCGCGTATCTGGGTTTTGGTAAGCCCGTGACCTAGGCGCATGAGATTGTCCGCCAGTTTGTCTCGCCAGTCTTTGGCAAGAGCCGGGCGCAGGGCGGCGCGGGCTTTCCACGCGCAGAAGAGATTTGCGACCGTTGCGCTTGAATAGGTTTCAAGGGTTGGCAGGTAGTCCGGCAATTCGGCTCGATTCACGTTCTCGAAATACCAAGCCTCAAACGCCTCACGCTCATCCGACACCGACGCTGCGGGTTGAGCCGGGCGCTGGGCGATGATGGCTTCGTCAACGGCATCGCAGATGCACTCTGCTGCTTTCCCCCACTTGGTTCCACGGTATCGCTCTCTCACCATTGCAATAACATCCGACACCGACGCTGCGGTGGCGGGGTGGGTTGGCTTGAGCCGCTCGATTTCCTCCGCAAGTTCCCCCAGGCTGGCGTGCCATTCGCGGGTTGCCGCGCTCTTGAACTGGATGGCCCCGGTGGCGGGGTCGGTTTCTCCGCGTTCCATCGCCATTTCGTTGGCCATGCGCTTGAGCAAGTCAGCAGCAGCTTGCACACCGTCTGCCCACGTATCCGTCATCGGCTTCGCTGGAGCGGCGGTGTAGATGGCTCGCACCTCGTAGCCTTCAAACTCATGAGGCTTGGCCTTAACCCATTCGTAATGCTCGCGTGAGCACGGCGTCCATGTCCCGCCCACAAAGCGCGCTTCCCACGCCACCGGCTCCCCTTGCGCCGCAAGGGCTGCATTTGCCGCTGCAAGCTCGGCATGCAGTCGGCGGAGTTCGGCGGCAGTCTGGATTGCCCACTCTGGTGGTTTGCCATGCGCCCACGACGAGACTACGTTTTCAGCCAGTTGCAGCGCCTTCGGCAGTTGTGTGTCGCTCATTTCAAAATCTCCCCCAAAGCCCAAGCCGTTGCTACCCACATGGCAGCGCATGAGCAGTAAACGATGATTGCGCCCCAGTTGATGCGGCGCGGTGCCGTGCATGTGCGTCCCTGCTCGCAGTTGCCTGTGCAGCACTGCGGATGTGGGCGTGGATGACGCTGCGCGTCCAGATGGTCGATGAACTCGGAATCCATGTCGTTCTCCGTTGTTGATGGATCAATGATATCAGCGCATCAGCAATGCGCAACAATACCCATGCGACTTACTTGGTTTTGCGCGTGATACGTGTTGATGACGGGCATGCCGTTCAAGACCTGAATGGCGATGTTGACAGCTTCGCGCAAAAGTGGCTCGGCAGATTTGCGCCAGTGTTGCTGCATGTCGGCAAGCGCTTGCAAAGCATCATCCATAACCTGCGCCAATCCGTCCGGATCTTCCCACCCCTCCATGGTCTTGTACGCCACCATGATGGTGTCGGCAAGCGTCACGATCATGTCGCGCTGCATGGAGCCATCTTCGTAGCTCTCCATCATGGCGAAATGCTTGTCTCGCCACTTGGCAAGGCCCACGGCCTCAGCCTGGCGACACAGTGGGTTTTCCCACTTCTTGCCGGGATCGTGTCGGTATTTTTTGCGGGGGCGTTTCATGAGTCTTCCTCCTGCGCCACCATCCGCTGCCCAAAAAACACGACCTTCTCAGCGTCGTATTTGCCGTCTGTGTAGCCTTTCTTAGACAAGCCAAGAGTCCGTGCAGCGCAGCGCCGCCAGATGGCTTTGAATGCGTTGCCTTCGTCATACCTCATGCCCAATGCCTCGATGATGTCGTTGCACTCAGCAATGTATGGCTCAACGTCCGGGCTTGTCGGCTTCTTCACCTGCACACGGTAGTAGCTCACGCTGGAGCCGGTGTATTCGGTTGTCATAGCTTCCCCCTCCCAATCTCAGCAGCGGCGCGAACGATGGCGCGGCGGGTGGCGGCGTCGTCCGCGCCGCCTTCGGATAGGATGTAGTCATGCCGAGTGAAAGGCAATGCGGCTGACGGCCTGCTGCAATCCACAACAAGGCCAAGCGCCACCGCCAACCTCAGCGCATCGCCGTCGTCGGTGAGGGGGTTCCATGAAGAATGTCCTCCACGCTCATTGACGTAGTAAGGCGGGAAGTCTCCCCTGATGCTGAAGTCAAGCTGGATACAAGCAGCCTTCGCCGCCAATTCAAGCAATTCGCGGTCAGTGTCAGTAGCGCTCATCTCCCCGTACTCCCAAACCCGCCAACATTGCGGTCAGTTGATGAAAGCTCGTCCACAATCGCGATATGCTCGCGGTGAACGTCAATGATGATGCCCTGCGCGATGCGTTCGCCTGCGTTCCATTGGAATGGGCGCAGTGCGTGCAGGATAAGGCAAACTTCGCCACGGTAGTCAGCGTCGATCAAGCCATAGCCTTGCGGAACGCCCGCACCGTAGTTGACGCCCCAAGATGACCGAGTGGTCAGTAGCATAGCCTTTCCGGGTTCAAGCTCCATGGCGAAGCCAAGCGGGACCTTGACAATGCCGCCTTCATAAAACCCCGGCGCAATCGCAAAAAAGTCCATCCCCGCAGCGCCACGGCTTGCATAGTACGGCGCGATGAAATCAACGTGCAGTGGTTTGATTTTCAGCATTCTTGTCTTTCAGAAGTTGAGCGACTGCCTTTTCACAGCGGGCCTCAAGGTCAAACAAGGCAACCTGCTGCGACATGGCATCAGGCTTGATGGTATACAGCACGGCCAGGCACTCGGTGAGGAGTTGGGCGAGGTAGGCGGGGGTCATTCCTGCTCTCCTGTCGCTTTGGCGATGGCGGCGCGGGCGGCTTCTGTCTTGCTGCCGTACAGCTCGTGGAAGTCGGTAATTTCCAGCAAGCCTTGCAACGCCTCCAACAACTCCGGCGCGGCGGCGATGATGCGGGCGTTAGCAAGATGTTCATTTTCTTTGGATTCGTTTACCCACTCTGGGTAGGAAATCACGGACATTGCTACAGCTTTCCCATTTGGGTCAACAATCAATGTTGCAGATGCTGAGTCACCGTCTTGCAGATATGGCGCCGACCATTTGTCTTGCCATTTGCTTCGCGCCCATGGGCCTTTTGTGTGTTTCACACTCATTTCCCCACCCCCACCAAATGCCCAAAATCATCGACCACGGCCCATTGATCAGCCGACACGTAAGGCTCAAAAACCCAGATTGAAATCATGTAGCGGCCATTCAGCATCGCGTCATAGCACTTGAACCAGATGCCGTTGGCTTTGATTGGATACACCATAATGTTCTCCGTTGCGTTGTTGATGGGGTGATGCTAACAGCCGACTAGGGTTTTCGCAACAAAAGACCTAGTCGGCTGGTGGGATTAGATCAAGACATCTTGCTTCATGGTGGATTCATCTGCGAATCGTTCTTTTGCAAGTTTTAGATTGATGGTTG